CAACCAGAAGCATCAGGACAACTTCAAGTTCAAACATTCCCACTCTTCTTTTTTGAATTCATTAGCAAAGAAAGCCGTGATAAAAATATTTGGACATATACAAAAACAAATATCGTAATCGCTGATGTTGAATTAGATGAACGCATCGTTTCTCAATATCAAAAAATTAATATACCGCAAGAAGCAACTTCACAAAACTCACCAAAGGTTATTTCTATAAACGATCTATAACATGGCTAAAAACAGCAGTCAAAAAGACATTGATGATGTATTGAGCAGCATCGATGATATTACACCATACTCATCATATCTCAGCGAAAGTAAAATAACTGGGATTGATGATTGGATTGACACTGGATCGATGGTATTAAATGCACTGATCTCTGGTTCATTGTATGGTGGTGTTCCAAGAGGTCGTGTAACACAATTCGCTGGTCCCAGTCAATGTTTAACAAAAAACCAAAACCTCAGAGTTTATAAAATGCGAACAACGTAAATTACAGGACTTACTCTAAAAATATGTAATCATATTAGTAAATACTAATATGTCTGTTAAATTAAAAAACAAAGAACATTTTATATTTTTGGGAAAAAAAGTTGTTGGATATCGGGGAGTTAAAGCAGATACATTAAAATTATATAAAATGTATCTGCGTTTAACTAAAGTTTTAGATAGGAGGCCGAGAATAACCGATTTTTTCCCAACATCAACATGTAGAAATATCAACTATTATATTGAAAGATATTGGAATTTAGAAGATGCTAAATCTGAATTAAAAAAAGTTCAAATGCGAAAGTTAAGTCCTGAGAGGCGACAAGAAGCAAATAAAAAGGCGGCGATTACAATTTTATCGAAACCTGAAGATGAAATAAAACGAATACGAAAACTGCAAGGTTGTAATTATAAAGACCCCGCAAAGTTAGCAGAGCGTTACAACATATCAATTGAAGAAGCTGCAGTGAAATATGCTGAGAAAACGGAACGTAAAGTTCGCAATTTAAAAAAGACCATAAAATCAATAGGTGGATATAAACGAGAGTGGTCTTGTAAATGTATCGAATATTGGTTATTGAAAGGGCTTGATGAAGATCAAGCAAAAAATAAAGTTAAAGAGGTTTCTCCAGATACTAGATCAATTTCTTCAATTATGCAGAGATATAATATATCACATGATGAAGCCTTGGTGTTTTTTAATAATGTTACAGAAAAAGGAAAACAAACATTTGATGCCAGACCACAACATGAAAAAAATGACATTTTATTAAAAAGAACTAAGTTTTCTAAAAAGTATTCGATGGCATCATCTAAATTTTTTAGAAAATTAATAAATTCATTGGGTGAAATGGGTGATCTTACTATGCGAGTAGATGATAATGAGTATTTTCTATGGGATTATGACAATAAAAAGATATATTTTTATGATTTTTGCATACCAGAATTGAATATTATGATAGAATATAATGGTATCATGTTTCATCCACGACACAAAGATACAATATTCACAACAGTTAAAGAAAGCACAGAAAAAGATAATATAAAAGATGAATTAGCGAAAAATAATGGATTTGATTTATATTGGTATTGGGAAAATATAGATGATGAATCAGAAAAGTTGACATTTTACAAAAACATAATATACAATAAATATGACAAACTTAAAAGTTAAAACAATAATAACAGAGCTTCGTGAATTTTACACACTTGATGAACTTTCTTCATTGTGTGAAGTATCAACACAAACATTATCTGATTTGGAAAAATCTAAAGTGGTTTCAACTAAAAGCACAGAGGACAAAATTCGTGCATTTTTTAGCAACCATGCGTATAATCATTCCCAAGAACTTACAGTCCCTGAGATGATGAAAATTAAAGCTAAGTTTTTAGTAGAGTCTCCCGAAGATTGGGTGGAGATTGAAGATTATGTGGTGAAATCAGAGAAACCGTGTTATAAAATAATAGCGGGAATCAATTCAGTTGAGTGTTCTGAAAAACATTTAATTCAAAAATTTGACAATAGTTGGGTTTTTGCAAAAGACTTGAATATTGGCGATGTCCTTCTGACAAAGGAGGGGGGAGTCGAACTTACAAAAATAGAAACGTTGGAAAATCAAACTGTATATGATATACAGGTAGGATCTGATGAACATAGATATTGGAGCGGTGGAATATCAAGTCACAATACATTCAAAACAGGTTTTATTCTTAAAATCTTGGCAAATGCTCAACAAAAAGGCATGCAAGTTGTAATTTATGATACAGAAGGTGCAATTGATGAAGAAAGTGCCGCTAAAATGGGTCTTGATACCAGCAAAGTAAAATATGTAAATGTTCAAACTGCTGAAAATACAAGAAACTCGATTTACAAACTTTTAAAATCAGTAAAGGAAAAAGGATTAGAAGGTAAATTTATCATTGCGATTGATTCTTTAGCCAACCTACAAAGTGAATTAGAACTTAGTAGAATGGATAAAGAAAATACATCATCAGATATGGGAAGCTTTGCTAAAAGCATTAAAAGTTTATTGAAGACATGTACAAATATGTCCACATTGACCAAAACTCCCATTTTGATTACAAATCATGTATATGATGATCCTAGTCAAATGTATCCAACACTTGAAAAGAATATTGCTGGAGGTAAAGCATCGATTTATTTGCCTTCTGTGACAATTCAATTAGCTAGAAAACCCGTAAAAGATGATGGAGGTAAAACAATTGAAGATACTAAAGCAGCTGGACAGAAAAGTTATTCTGGTGTCATTATTAGAGCACTTACTGTTAAGAATCGTTTTATTAAACAATATCTTGAAGGTGAGATGTATCTTTCATTTGCCACAGGCTTGGACAAGTATTTTGGTTTACTTGACATCATGAAAGAAATGGGTGTAGTTATTGTTAATGGAGCAACATACACTGATTGGAATGGAGAAAAATTAGGTTTCTATAAATCTTGGAGAAAAGATAAAGAAGTTTGGAATAAACTATTACCAGAACTTGAATCTAGATTGAAACAAGAATGGTCGTATGGCAATAAAGTTGGTGAAATTCCACTAGAAGATATAGAAGAAGATTACGAAGCAGAAATAGAAGATTAAAACAAAAAGCCCCTCATCAAGAGGGGCTTTTTTATTATTCAGTTAGTTGAGCCGAATGCCAATAATTTATTGGTTTTTTAAATCCTCGTTCTACAAAATTTCCATTTATATTTGTTAATTTATCCTTTTTGACCTGTTCAGTCATATAGTTTATAGTGTATTCTTCTTCATCTTCTTCAGAGTTGTATTTAGATTTGATAGAATCTACAATTTCTTTTAAATTATCAATTTCAGTTTTCAATTGTTCAGTTGGTCTGTATTTATATGCTTTCTCCAAACTACGAATTTTATTTTCATATGTTTGTAATTTACTTAAAATATCAGAAGAAGCGACATTGATTTCTTTTTCATCAGTAGTATCTGGCATGTTTTCTTTCATACTAGCCAAATAACTGAAAATTCTTTCTAAAAGATCGTTTTTTAATTTTTCTTCATATTTTGTTTTGGCAGTATACCAATTTGTAAAGTTTTTAAATTCTTCACTTTCTGTATCTGGAAAATATTTTCTAATTAAATCATCATCATATCCAACGAATGTTTGATCTTGTTCAATTTTATCTTTTTGTTTTTCAACTCCAGTTAATGATGTTCTGAAAAATTCTAAAAGACTAGATAATTTTGGATTTTTGTCTTTAACTCGATCTATTAATTTAGATAAATCAGTTTCTGTATATTCTAATTTATCTTTTTCAAATTTATCATATATATTTTCAAATGCTGTATATACATCTTCAATTTCTTTTGAAGAAAATGATTTTATTAATTGCATTGGAACAGAAATTTCATAATTTAAATATTCAGGCTTTATTATGATATTAGATTTTTCTAATTGTTGATCTCTCTTTCCCCATATATCATTCGAGGTTTCTGTTGGTAATTTTTTTCTTTCTGTTGTTAATCTAGATAAAATATCTAAAATATTATCAATATATAATGTTGAAAAAGGCAATCCGATATCAGATTCCTTTGAATATGAAGTTTCTGATTCTTGTTTAGATCCTCCCTTACCTCCTCTACCTAAACTTATGTTTCGTGTATGCATGTCACGATTTAATTGTTTTAAAGTAGGTTTTAAATAATTTTCAAGTTGTGAAAAATCCTTAAATTGAATACCTGTGGCTTCAACTCTGGCTTTTTCCATTCCTTTTGATCTAATTGATCTTTCTGATGCTGTTTCAGCATATGATATAACATCTTCTGCTACTAAAGAATCAATAAATTCCTTATTATTGAATTTTTCTTTATTTTCATCTGATACTTTTTCTATAGTAGATCTAGTTGCAGTTGCATCACTTGCGCCATCTGACTCATACCTAACAAT